TCTCAAGGGGAATCCGGGCAAGCGGCCGATCAACAAGGCCGAGCCGAAGCCGCCAGTAGGGGATGTTAGAGCGCCACGGTGGCTCTCCCCGAAAGGCGGTTGGGCATGGCGACGGATAGCCCCGGTGCTGCGCGAGATGGGCCTGCTCACAACGGCGGACCCGCACGCGCTGGCCCTGCTCTGCGAGGCCTACGCCGAATACGTTGAGGCGCGCGAGGTCGTCAACCGTGATGGCTCAACCTACGAAAGCACCCGTCTTTGCGGAAAGGGAGAGGACACGTTTGTGGTGACGATGGTTCGGGCCCGCCCAGAAGTGGCCATCGCCTCGGATGCCTGGAAGCGGGTACGAACCATGATGCAGGAGTTTGGCATGACGCCGAGCAGCCGGAGCCGCATATCCAGTTCGGAGAAGGACGACCGGGATGAGTTCGATAGGTTCCTGAGTGGAGAAGAAGACTGAGTGCCTTGTTCACAGGTACGCCCGCCTGGCTCTAGCCGGCAAGATCGTCGTCGGCAAATGGGTGCGGCTCGCCTGTGAACGGCACCTACATGACCTCAAGACGGGTCATGGCAGGGGCATCTATTTTGATGAGAAGGCGGCTAACCGCGCCATCCGCTTCTTTCGCTTCCTCAAACACTCGAAGGGCGAATGGGCCGGTCAGAGGTTCGATCTCGAACTGTGGCAGGCCTTCATCGTCGGCAGTCTGTTCGGCTGGAAGCGTGAGGACGGGACTCGGCGCTTCCGGCAGGGGTTCACGGAGATTGCAAGGAACAACGGAAAGACAACCCTGGCGGCGGGCGTCGGCCTCCTTCTGCTTGTGGCCGATGACGAGCCGGGGGCCGAAATCTACACTGCGGCGACGAAGCGGGACCAGGCGCGCATCACCCACAGCGAGGCGACGCGCATGGTACGCCAGTCTAAGGCGCTGCGCCAACGGGTGCGGATATTCAAGGACAACCTCAACATCCCCGATACGGCATCGAAGTATGAGCCGCTGGGCGCGGACGCCAACACGACGAGCGGGCTCAACCTGCACGGCGCTATCGTCGATGAGCTGCACGAGCACAAGACGCGGGACATGGTGGATGTACTGGAGACGGCGACGGGTTCCCGCCGACAGCCCCTCATCTTTGAGATCACCACGGCTGGGCTCGCGGGCGAGTCTATCTACAACGAGCATCACGATTACGGGATCTCCATCCTTGAGGGCACGATCGAGGACGACACATGGTTCGCCTACATCGCCACGATGGACGAGGGCGATGACTGGACCAGCAGACGGGCGTGGGCGAAGGCGAACCCCAACTTGGGCATCTGCGTCAAGCTCGATGACCTTCGGCGGAAGTGCAGGAAGGCGAAGCAGATTCCGGCGGCGCAAAATGTGTTCCTGCGTCTGCACGCGAACGTCCGCACCCAGCAGATCACGCGCTGGATCGACCTGGCCACCTGGGACGCCAACGCGGAGGTGGACGGGCGGCTTCACGTCATCGATGAGGAGAAGCTACGGGGACGGGCGTGCTACGGCGGCCTAGACCTCGGGGCGGTCGCAGACCTGACGGCCTGGTTGATGGTGTTCCCGTGGGAGGACAACCCGGAGGAGGTGGATATACTGGCGCGGTTCTGGTGCCCCGAGGCGGCGCTGAAGGACCGGCACAACCGCTATCGCGCCCAGTACGTCCAGTGGGCAAGGATGGGTCTGCTGCGGACGACGCCTGGGAACGCGACGGACTATGAGTTCGTGAAGGCGGCCATTCTTGAGGACGCGGCGACGTTTGGGCTCGTGGATCTCAATGTTGACCGGCTATTCCAGGCGCACCAGCTCGCGTCCGATCTCACGGAGGAGGGGCTGACGGTGGTGGGGATGGGGCAGGGCTTCTTGTCGATGGCGGCGCCGATGCGAACGTTTGAGGAGAAGCTGCTGGCTGGGCTATTGCATCATGGAGGTAACCCGGTCCTGCGCTGGATGGCGAATAACGTCGCCGTGAAGCACGACGCGGCGGGCAGCGTGAAGCCTGATAAGGACGAGAGCCAGGGGCGCATAGATGGGATCGTGGCGCTGGTGATGGCGCTGGACCGCCTGATGCGGCACGAGGACAAACAGGTGGAGTGGGCAGCAGTATGAATTGGACTAAGGCGCTGATGGCGCCCTTCCGTTTCGTCGGCTCCAGCGTGAAGGCGCTGGCGATGACTTGGAGCGGCCAGATGCGCTCGTGGTGGTCCGTCATCTTGCCCCGCACCGACTTCGACTACGCCAAGGAGATCGGTGACGGCTCGAAATCGAACATCGTCGTCGCCTGCGTCAACTGGATGGCGCGTACGTTCCCCGAGGCGCCGCTGATGGTGTTCGAGGAGAGGCCGGATGGCACGCGCGAGAAGCGGGTCGGGCACCCGATGGCCGAGAAGGTGGAGCGGCCGAACCCGTTCTACTCCGGCGTCCTGATGTGGATGGCGACGATCGTGGACTGGAACACGTCGGGGAACGCCTACTGGCTGAAGGTGCGCTCCGCATCGGGTGAGGTGGTGCAACTCTGGTGGGCCCCGTCGTTCACGATGGAGCCGAAATGGCCTCAGGACGGGCAGACGTTCATCTCGCATTACGAATACAAGCCGGACCCGGCGCGCCAGCCGATACCGATAGAGCCGCGGAACGTGGTGCATTTCCGCTATAACATCGACCCGCTGAACGTCCGCAAGGGGCTGTCGCCGCTGCGCTCCCTCATGCGGGAGATATTCACGGACGAGGAGGCGGCTAACTTTACCGCCGCGCTGATGCGAAACCTGGGCGTCCCCGGCGTCGTGATAGCGCCGGAGGGGGCAGAGGCGAAGCCGCCGACCAAAGAGGTTGCGGACGACATCAAGGACAAGTTCAAGGCGACGTTCGGCGGGGACAAGCGGGGCGAGCCGATGGTGATGTCAGGACCGACAAAGGTTAGCGTGCTGTCATTCTCGCCCGAGCAGATGAACCTGCGCGACCTGCGTCGCATCCCCGAGGAGCGGACGACGGCGGTATTCGGGGTGGCGGCCGTCGTGGTCGGCCTGGGCGCTGGCCTGGACCGCGCCACGTTTACGAACTTCGGTGAGGCGCGGGAGGCGGCCTACGAGGGCAATATGATCCCGACGCAGCGCCTTATGGCGGCCGACCTGCGAATCCAGCTCCTGCCCGACTTCGAGGAGAGCAGGACGGCGAACGTCGGCTTTGACCTGACCTACGTCCGGGTGCTGCAGCCCGATGCGAATAGCAAGATCGAGCGGCTGAACAAGATGGTGAACGGCGGCTGGATGCAGGTGAGCGTGGCGCAGCGCGAGGCTGATATGCCGGTCGATGAGGGGCAGGAGGTCTACCTGCGGCCGATGAACGTGCTGGAGACACGCACCGGCGAGGCGAGGCCTAGCCTGCCCGGGCAGAACGGCCAGAAGGCGGTGAAGGGCGCCGGCTTCCCCGAGCAAATGGGGCTCATACGGGCCCGGCTGGCGGAGCGGTTCACGCCTCCCCTTGTAGAGTTCTTTGAGGGGCAGGCGCGGCGTGTCCTGGGGCGGCTGCCGAAGGGCATCAAGGCGGCATTCAACGTGAATCAACTTCTGCCGGACGCTGAAGACGACCTGCTGGCGGAGGCGCTGCGGCCGCTATGGCTGACGGCGATGGGTGAGGGGTGGAAGACGGCGGGCTCGTCGTTCGGGCTGGAGGGCGAGTTCGACGACGGGAATGTTCACGTCATCACGAGCGTCGCGCAGGCGCCCGCGCGCGCGAGGCGCATCAACGATGGCACGCGCAAGACGGTAGCCGAAGCCTTTGATCTGGGCGAGTCGCGGGGCTACACGCTGGACCAGGTCATCGATGGGGTGCCTGCCGACGACTTCGCGGGCATCGGGGCGCGGGTGGAGGAATACTACCGTGATCGGCCCGGCAGCATCGCGCTGACGGAGGCGATGTGGGCGACGAACGCGGGGGCGGCGAGCCTGTACCGCAAGTCCGGTATGCAGATGGTCCAGATGATAGATAACCCGGCCCATGAGCCGTGCGCGTCGCGTAACGGCCGCGTCGTCACCATCGATGCCGGGATGGCGGCTACGGGCAGCGAGCACCCGAACGGCACGTTGAGTTTGGTGCCGGTGACGTAGGACGGAGAGGCGGCGAACGACAGCCCCGCTACAGCGGGGCTTTTTCGTTGGAGGCAAGGGCGATGAAAGACAGAGCAATGAAGCTGGTAGACGGCGACAAGGGGATCATCGCCGGGCTGGGCATCCCTTTCGGCGGGCCTTTCAAGGGGAAGGACTTCGACGGCGAGTTCTTTGACAAGGGGACGGATTTCGCCCTCGATTGGTTCCCCGAGGACGGGCGTCCAGTGCTCTACGATCACGGCCTAGACGGTGCCGTCAAGATGAGCGTCATCGGGCGCCAGATTTCCCATAGCGTCGATCCCGACGTCGGGATCTGGATGGAGGCACAGATCAATAAGGCGCACCGCTACGCCGCCGCCGTCCTGGAGATGGCCGAGGGGGGCGAGGTGGGCTTTTCCAGCGGCAGCGTACGCCATCTGATCGAGGTGGACGACTCCGGGAAGATTCTGCGCTGGCCGTGGGTGGAGGAGAGCCTGACGCCATCGCCCTCCAACCCCTACGCGATCGTTACCGCCGACGCCGTAAAGCACTTCGAGGCGCTGGGCCTGGACCCGCCGGATGCACTGCTGGGGGCGATCAAGGTATGGGAGGAGACGGAGAACGAGATAAGCCATCGGGTGCGCGAGCCCGACCGCTTCCAGGACGGCTCGTTCAAGCGCATCACCCTCAAGGAGGGGAAGCCGCGCGTATTCGCCGTCATCGGCAAGCTGAAGGGGGAGACGCCCACCACCATTCAGTCGCTGCGCTTCCCGAAGGACGATACGTGGTCAATGGCGAAGGCGAAGCAGTGGGTGGCGGACCACCCCGACGCGGCGAAGACAACGACCGAACAGCACCTTACCTATGAGGAACAGGCCACGGAGGCCGAGCACGCGCTTGCCAGCGTGAAGGCCTTCGTGGGCCGCTCCAGGTCGCTTGCAGGCCTA